ATCGCCTATCGCGGTCAGGGATACATCATAGAGCATAGCAAAATCGCTCTTGCCCTCGTACACGCTGCGCAGCACTTCGGCTACATCGTATGTACCGTAGTTTTCAATGCTATAATCCTCGTTTTCCGCCACTGCATTGAGAAATTTTCTCATCTGCATACGGGAAATTGTCTTTTTCGTAGCAGAGAGGGGATTTGTAATATTGAGATAATAGCCGCGCACCGTGCCGTAGTGCCGCGCCTGGTCTGCGCTATTTGTGAAGTAAAAGCCCCTGCCGTAGAGGTTGGAAGCCTTAGACTTCTTCTTATCGAAGGTGAAGAACTCCTCGGGAGCGCCCTGATACATCACCTGAAGCCTGCCCTCGCTATCAAGCTGCTTGGAGGCATCAAAATACTTCCGTTGGTCGCTTGTAAGCTCTGCGCCGGTGCTATCGTTCTCAGGAAGGGCGTATCTAAACTGCGTGAGGTTGGAAGGTTCTTCAGGAAGCACGCCCGTTTCAAAATAGGATTTAATATCCGAGATAATTCTTGCGGTTGCAATCCCTCGCGGATACGTTACGCTTCCGTCTGTGTAGCCTTTCTTTGTAGAGAAATCTACGGTAAACTCGTCATACTCACGCATAACCTCAGGAATGATACTACGCAGCGCCGTAATTTGCTTTGCATTAGGCATAGCTGCAATATCAATACCGTATGTTTGCAGGCGGATATTACCCATATTCATAAAGACGATCATACCGTCAGAATATCCTGCGTAGTCGGGTAAATCAAGAATTTCGGAGATCTCGCGGTGGTCCTGTACTCTATATCCTTGACCTTCGGAGAAGTCAAGCATAGAGCCGTTGGTAGTCAGGTATCCAGCAAGCTTCAAGCGAGAGGTTGTATGGAACTTCCTTGCGGCTTTAGAGGCGTATTTAGATATTTCTTCTTCGGTGTACTCCCTCTCAAGCAGGCGCTTGGAAAGAGCGCTTTCTATCTGCTCCTCCTGGCTTCTAAGCTCTCTGAGCTGCTTGTCAAGCTCTGTGTACGCATCGTAGGCAGCAGAGTAGCCGCTTTCTTCTTGCCATTTGTTATACTCCGCAACCGCTTTTTCAAGCTCGTTCTTCGGGGTATCCGGGGTTATAAGATCCATCAGCGCCTTTTCTTTTTCAGGATCGTGCAGAGCATCCGCCTTGTTCTTTGCTTCTACTACCTTTTTGTAGAGCGCACTTTTTGCCTCGCGCACTCTTTCAAGGTTTTCCTCGGTAATTTCTTCCTCGGTAAGAGCAAAGCGCACATCAGGATCTGTGGTAGGTGTGGCGTTGTCGGTGTTTTTCACCTGCCCGGGATGAAGGGCGATATATGTCTGCACCTTGCGCCCGAACGATCCTTGATCCTCTCGCAGAAGAACGCCATCATAACCGTTTTTCTCAAGGTAGGCATCTATAAGAGCCTTCGCCTTTTTGTCAAGGGCTGTATTGGCTTCTTTCCACTCCTCAAGCACGCGCTCGCTTGCCGCCTCGCTTTCCTCAAAGAGAGCATCTTGCGTGGCTCTATCCATATCAGAAAACTCCATATTTCTGCGCCTTCTCGCCATACGCTTCAAATCAAAAGCTTCGTCAAATCTTTCGCCATACGCTCTATCATTTGCGGCAATTTCCGCAATTACATCTGCATAGCCTTCGATATTCTGCTTCCAATGCCAAAGCGCATCTCCGCGAGTATAGAATTGCAAGGGGTTGGTGATATTTGCGTAGAGCTGCATTTGCTTGCTTCCTTTAAGCCCTATATCGTCTGCGGTAGGTTTAAGGAAGATGCCGTGCGGGGTTTCGTTATCCCTCGCGCCCGCGCCCTCTCGCTTGGTGTCAAAAATAGTAAATTCCGCGCCTGTCTGATGGTAGAGCACAAGAAGCCTGCCCTGAGAATCTACTGCGCGGCTATCCTTGAAATACTCTTGTTGCTGGGGAGATAGGGATCTGCCTTCGCTATCGGTATCCGTCAGCGCATATCTTATATCCGGGCTTTCGGTATTAAATCTCTCCGAGAGAGGAATTGTAACACCGTTTTCATCGAATGTTACAGGATCTGCCGATTTTATCTGTTCAGAATAAAAGGCAACAATTTCGCCACCATCCTTAACGCCGTCATAACCGTACTCGGCAAGCACGTCCTTTACCTCGATATTGTTATGCTCTGCAATAAATTGGAGCAGATCAAGAGTAGAACCGTCAAGCTTGCCTTCAATGTAGCCTATGCCAAGCTCGCGGCTCGTCTGCCACATATTAGGAAACCATCTATCAAGAATATCCTCGGCGCTGCCGATAGAGGATTTAGAGGGGATATAAGGATTATTGAACTTGAGGTATGCGGACACAATGCGGTATTTACCGCCTTTACTCGCTCTCCAGGATGCGTAATCGTCAGCAATTCCTTTACTTGTGCCAAAGTAGAAGCCTCTGCCCCATACGTTGCGCTTGCCGACCTTTTCTTCAGAGAAGATATTAAAATCTGCGCCCGTTCCGTGATAACCTTTAACGGTATAACCCGCGTTGCGAGCAGCCTTATCAACCATAGCCTGCACAGTATCCATATCTCCGCTTTCAACGGCGGCAAGATATGCCTCATCTGTCAGCGCAAAACGCTTTTTCGGAGGTTTTTTTGAAGAATTTTCGCCAGGGGTATTGCTTTTTTCCTCAGAATGAGTTATAATAGGCTTGTTCTCAGCATCTCCTAACGGAGCCGGGGAGGCGGATTCGTCCGTCATACTCTGTTGAGGACTTTTTTCTTTTTCGATAAACTTTATCTCATAAAGAAACTGTTTTGATCCCTTATCCCTCACCACCACTTCTATATCAAAGCCATCATAAGAGCCTTTGAAGCGGTGCATAGCGACAACACCTTTTTTTGCCTCATTCTCCAAGCCGTGTATCTCCGTATCAGATCCTTCGTAGGTGCAGCTTCTAAGTATCTCGGCAAAATGCGGGATAGCTTTAATTCTCGCGTTTACCTCGCGCATATTTCTGCCCTTGTTGGAGAATATGTTTTTATTCTGAGTGAATTTATCCGTGAAGATTCTAATGCCTTTTCCGCCCGCATCAAGTCTGATGCCGAGCGTGCCAAGCTTAACAAGGTCATTTTTGAGCCTTTCAGCTTTACCTTTTGATAAAGCAAACCTTGTATCCGTATCAACATCCGTGTTTGTTACAATGGGTGCTTCCTCGTCATTATCGCCTGTAACGTGCATAGAATCGGTTTCTGTGTTCGTTACGGGCATTTTTTTCGCTCCTGCGCCCTCTAACGCAATCGAAAGAGCGTTGTTACCCTGGTTGCGCTCCGCAAGGCTCTCAAAGAGCGCTTTGTACTGTCTTACGAATTTACGAGCCTGTGCCGACAAGCCCTGAACAGAGGAATATTCCCGGGCGGATTTGCGGAAGAAGGAAAGCACCTTATCTGCGAAAGAAGGCTCTTTTGAGAGAATATAAGCCCAGGCATCCGCGCTTCTGAAAACTTCCTCTGCGCCCGCTGCGGCAACCTCCTCCTCGGAGATAGCCTGAGCTACGGAAGAATCCGTGCCAAGCTTCTTATAGAACTTCTTGTATCTCTCGCGCACTTCCTGCGCTTTTTCGGGGTTGCTTCTCTCTAAGAGATCTCTTGCCTCTGTAAAGAGCTGCATAGCGCGTTTATCGCCGTCAGCAAAAAGCTTATGGAACATCTCGTGCCCGAGGATAACTTCATACGTTCTCGCTTCGGAGTTGTTAGGATTTACATAGATAGTATTGCCGCTTATAGCGCCATCTCCAAACGCCCTCTCGGCATCAAAGATAACGTTTAAGCCCGATTTTGCCGCAACCTTTGCGAACACAAGAGTTTCAGCATCAGCAAGACCGTGCGCACGCGCCTGCCTTACCGTCATTCTGATAGCCGCCTTGTTAGGCTCGCTCATAGAATTGTAATCGGGGATATTCTCAGCCGCATACGCATCTATCTCGGTTGTTTCTCTTGCAAGGTTGGTTTCCTCGGTGAACTGCATTGATTTTGCAGTGGTAGTCTGCCCGGAAGTCCAAAACCTTTTGAGGACCTGGTTTACTTCCTGCACCGAGAGGGCGCGGCTAATATTGCCTCCGTCATAGTCATAGAGGCGGTATGTATCGCCTTCCTTGAAGATAGCCATATTAACTGAGCCGTCCTCGCTGGTATAGCGGTAAACACCGTCCTGCATATTCTTACGCAGCAGGTGAGGCAGGGGCTTTGCACTCTCTGCGCCCTGCTCAAGAGCGCGGCGCATACGTTTGGATTGTTCTGCGAACTCGGATATACCGCCGTTAGCATTAAATTCTGCTACTCTCGTTCTCAGCTCGTCTATCGTTACCTTAGACCAATCCTCGATACCGAGAGCTTGACCGAGCGCCTGCATTTCTTCAGGCTTGCCCTTTTCAATAAGGCGGTTGAGATCTGCCGTATTCGCAAGATTTTCACCGTTAAGCATAGCCTCAGCCATTCTGCGCGTATCCATCATAATACCGCCTGTTGCCTCTGCTACTGCAAGCGTTGCAAGGGTGGAGTTTTCGGAGAGGGCTTTTCTGAGCGACTTGGCAAAGGTTTTTGCCTCTGCATCCGTCAGCGTGCCAGCCTTAGCCTTCTCTACAAGGGAAGCATCAATGCCTGAAAGAATTTGCTCGGCAGTTACTCTGATAGGCTTGCCGTTGGCATCCATCATACCGAAAGCGGCATATCTCTGCGCTGCGTTCTCCGCGTTGAAAACAAGACCTCTTGCGCTTCTCTCGATATAGGGATGAAGGTGAGCTATAACGCTCGTTCTCTTGAGCTTACCCAGGTACATCAAGTCTTTTGCCTTGAAGGTAACGTTGCCCGCCTTTACGCGCTCAAGCAGTTCCTCGGTGGTAGCAATACCGTTATTCCTTTTAAGGCTCTCTGTGAGCTTATTATAGGTATCTTGCGCGGATTGGAAAGCCTCTATATTAGTATCGTTCTTGCCCTCTGCATCCGAGAGCGCTCTGCCTGCTTCAATAACGCCTGCGTATGTACCACTCTCGGCGGCTTTTTTGCCCGAGAAATAGTTTACCAAGCTATTTGCGCCTGCTTTAACACCGATAGAAGATCCTGACATTACCATACCCGAAAGACCACCGACCATAGCGGCGTAGAAGATCTCCTGCGCGGAGGCGTTTTCTGCATCCGGGTTGTAGGTCATTCTCTGATATACAGGAGAAAGGAACTCCGCAAGACCTTCCTCAAAGGCTTCCGTTACAAAGTCCTCACCTATCTGCTTAAAGATAGCTTTTGCGCCCGTCTTTGCCACCGTTTCTGCGGTTTCTTTTGCGGCGGTTTTTCCAAGAGAGCTGATAATTCTACCCGTACCTTTTCCGATACCGGCAGTAGCAAACTCTATGCCTGCCTCAGTTACGCCCGAGAGCGCACCGTAGCCAAACTCCTTGCCCGTGAGCTGCCCTGTTTCTCTGTATGCTTCCTTTGTTGCATTACCAGCCGCGCCAAAGCCCGCGATACCTGCGGAAATACTGCTGATAATGAGCTTTGCGCCCACTCCCGACAGAGATCCGCCTGAGAAATAGATAATAGCCGCACCTGCCGCAGCGCCAGCAAGTGCAGGAAGGCTCGTACCGATACCTCCCGCTACATCACCCGCCACCTGCCAGCTTGAAGAAGGGTTAAACCACTCGTCTGCGTGATTATAATTCACCCAATCGCTTGCAAACTGCTGCTCAGCCCAATCGTCAGCACCAAAGAGCTTAGCAATACCGCCTGCGGTATAATCCCATATACCCTCAATGCCCGAAAGGAAGCCAAGACCTATTTTTTCGCCAAGATAGCCAAGACCGCCGAAGAAGCCTCCGTTGTTTTGAGAGGCTTGTTCTTCTGCTACGGTTGGAGCGATTTGCGGCACGGTCATTTGAGTAGGGGTAAGGCTATTAAGCCTTGCCCCGTAGGAAATTGCATCCGAATTACCGTTTATCAAATTTTGAAGTCGTGACATAGATGCCTCCTTTTACCCGACATACTTAGCATACATCTTATCAAGATACTCCTGGTAAGTATCGCATCCGGTTGATGATTTTCTTCCCGCCCACTCCGACCTTGTCATTATGTTTGCAAAGCCATCAGCGGCAGCTTCTTCATAGCTCGACCAGGCGGCGCCTGCTTTGTGCGTAGGCGTAGTTTCGGGTGTTACTGCTTGTGTGGAATCGATCTTTTCGCCATAAGGATCATCACCGTAATTATTGTGGATAGGTGTCCACTCTGTTACCCACTTGCTTTTCATATTTAGGAAGCCATATTCCACAACGTGCCGAACATACGCATAGGTAACGCCGTTATAACGCACGGTAGTGCCTTGCGCCGGGGTTCGTTCTTCATTTCCGGTGCTTATTCCGTTAAGCATAGCTATTGTTTCTGTGTCAGTAAATTCCGTAGAATCAGCCCAATAATTTGTGCCGTCAAAAGTGAAGGTTTGCCATTTTTGACCAGGCTTCATTTCGTTAGCCACATAACCGTTTTCAGAGGGCTTTTGTGTAGAGCCGAATTTGCTATACATATACTTTATAAGTGAGGAATGGTCGTTTGCTGAAATTTTACCAGCGTTTTTGTCCTTTGTGAGATTTGTAATAATGGTGTCGATATTTGCGGCATCCACCGTAGCAAGATCCTTTACCCAAGAATCGTAATATGCCGTTTGGTAGGTGTCTTTATCAATCTTGCCCGAGCCGTACAGTTCGTCTGCTCTTGCAGTAGCTCCCGAAGTATCGCCAGAGGAGATAAGGTCCTTGATTTCCTTAACACGAGCATCGGCAAGCTCTTTTTTCAGGATGTCGGCATCATCGGGAGTGAGGGCTTTTTCTGTTACCGCACGATCAAGATCAGCCTCGGAATAGCTATCGGAATCGTATTTAATAGCGCTGGAAATACTCTGATAATTCTGATAGGAAGTTGCCTTGAGATTATCTTCTTCCTCTTTGGCTTTCGCTGCTTCTTCCTCCTCAACCGCAGTGTTATAATCTCCAAGAGCAGTATGGAGCATCTGCTTTTGAGTATCGCTAAATTCCAGCTCGCTTGCGATAGTATCAAGCTGCTCAGTGGTATAACTGCCTGTACCGGCTTTATCGAGGAAATAGTAGAACATTTCATCTCTATACTGTGCAACCGCCTGCTCGTTGGTAAGCAAGCCCTCTTTAAGTGCCTGCTCAGCTCTATGCTTCGCCTCTGCCGTTGCGGCATTAGCATCCGCGATAGCAAGATCTGCCTGAAGGTTAGCATCCGCAACGTTCTCAGCATAAGAAGCATCAGCCTCGCCAATAGCCGCGTTATAGGTTGTGTCAGCCTTAAATTTGGTGTCGGTGTTTTCACGGTTGGCGGCATAATCAGCCTCGATTTTCCAAAGGTTAGCCTCACGCAGAGCTGCTTCGTAGGTTGCGTTGACCTCGCCTACCTGCTCACTGTAATTAAGCTCAGCCTCTTTAACGTTTGCGGCGTAGGTAGTATCCGCATTCATCTTTTTATCATCTTCAGCATAGCGTGCGGCTCTCTTTGTAGCCTCTGCACCGGCGTTCACTGCCTGGACCTCGCTTCTCTGCGCCGCATAAGCCTGCGCGTTAAGGTAATCACTGTAACCGCCGCCTGTAAGCCCCATAGAAGCAAGAGCCTCGGCATTTGCGCCGTAGGTAGCCTTGTTTTGCTCGTAAGATGTATTTGCATCTACGATACCTCTCTGCCTAACGATTTCAGCCTGCTCGTACTCGCGCACTCTCGCGGCTTCCGCTGCCTGATAAATTTGATCTCTCGTTTCAGCGGCAAGAGAAAGGAGCGTTGCTCGTACATCCTCTGCAAGCGCAAGACCTGTTTCCTTCGATGCGTTGATACTGTCAAGAAGATACTTGTACTGCTCCTCATTGAAGCCAAGCGTTTCCATAAGCGCCTTATCGGCATAGGTGTAGGTGGTTTCCTTCTGCGTTTCTGCGTTTTCGTAAGCAGTATCTCTGATATTGCCTGCGTTTTCAATGGTCGTATCTCTGATGCCGTTAATATCTTCTACGAGCTGCGCATTCTGCTGATCCTGATAAACGATCTCGTCATTATAAATATCCCTGAGTGATTCAGGCACTTCGTCTTTGAGATAGTCGTAATATGTACCCGCTTCCTCGGTAGTGGGATTTGCCGGGGGAGAGGTCGTAGGCGGAGTAGTAGTAGGCGTAGAGCTTTCTGTGCTTGTCGGTGTAGTCGAGGGCGCAGATCCCGCATTTCCGCTATACGAAAGGTCTGTTGCGGGTGCTTCAACCTTTGGAACATCGGGAGAAGTTGATACAACCCCTTCGTTATTCCCGCTGTTGTATGCTCCATCGGCATACGCCGTAGCGTTGTAGCTATTTGCGGCATACGAGGTAGGATCAGGAAGCTGCACGGTGTTGCCATCTCCGTAAAGAACAGGCGTAGGAGAGGCATTTGCGCCGCCATTTACTACGAGATTTAGATTTCCGCCCTGAAACGAGTAGGAAGGAGGGGTTACAGGCGAAGGAACGCCACCTCCGTCATAAAGGCTTACCTGCGTATGATTTTTATTATTAGGGTTGAGTATTGCCATTGTTCTTAGCCTCCTTCAAGGATTTAATTGTGCGGAGAAGCTTATTCTCGTAACCGGCTCTGTTCTTCACATCCTCGGTGAGCCTTGCAATCTTATCCTTGTAGCCTGCAATCTCGTTTTGACGGGCAATTTCCGCCTTAATGCGCTCAACGTTATCGTTAGCCCAGGGATAGTGCGCCTTCTCCATATTCTGCCAAAAGATGAGCTGGGTTTGAGGAAGCGCAGGATCTCCGTATGCTCCGCTTTGGAAGTTCTGCCTGTTCTCCTGCCATAAAAGCTCTCTTGATTTCTCAATATCTATGGTCGCATCGGTGCGGAACAGATACTGATCGTTGTAGTAATACTCGCCAGCCTCATCCCTCTCGATGAAGTCATAGCGGTTAAAGAGATAATTTTGCAGGTTGCCCTGCGCATCTCTGTATGTAGCGGGGCGCGGCTCGTCTGCGTATGCAAGGTAGTATTGGAAGATGATCTGATCTATCTCGGCATACGCGGCATTTTTCATCTGCCGCTTGGAATCCAAACGACCTGCCGCCTGCTGAATTTGAAGCTGCTTAGCTCTACCACTCTGCGCGGAGCTATCATACTGCCCCTGGTAACTGTCAGTGATACCGAGGATGCGCTTTGCGTGGTCGTAAATACGATCTGCTTCTGCAATATCCTTTGAAATATCCACCGACAGATCAAGTCTGCCGTACTGCGCGTAGGTGTTAGGGTTAGCCTTAAATACCTTTTGGAAGATGGAATTATCCATATCTCCCGCAAAGTCCTCGGGCACGATAGGATAAACACCGCTTCCGAGGGTTTTCTGAAGGATGCGGCTCTCAATCTTGTTTACTGCCTGCTGCTGAGGTCTGATAAACTCGCAATCGCTCTGACCGAGCAGCGAATCCTCCTCAGAGGTATTCTTGCGAATAACAACCGGGAGAATGTTAGGTGTATAGAAGGGGAGCTTTGTTTTCTCCATCTTAGGCACTTGCACGTCAACCATAAGGGGAGCGAAGCCGCCGCCTGCATCTTCAAGAGCCATACTTCCGTCAGCCTCAAGCACCTGCTGCTTCTGCGTTTCAAAGACAATTTGACCGTCCTTAATAACCTCGCTCATAGCGGGAATGATATTGCCATCGGATTGCACAATATCCCTCTCCAGCTCCTCATAATCCTCGTTCTGAAGCTCGTAGAAGCTATCCTTTGCGTTCTCGCAGATACAAAGCTCCTCGCGCTTGCCGCAGTGCTTACAGATGCGGCGCTTGCGTGCGTAGTAGTCCTCAATATCAAGCAGCTCGGTTTCGCCACTCCATACGTACTCGCAAACCTTATCCTCTGCATTTTTGTAGTAGCACACGTAGAGGGTTGCGGTCTTATCATCTGCGTTTTCCTCGCTCTCGGCATCGTCTGCAACCTCAAGAGATACGCCGTACTTGCGCACTATATCCTCTTTGGTCGTTTCAAAGGTTATGAAGCAATACTCCATATCCTTGACCTCGTAAATATTGGGCTGCCCTACAAAGCGCGTAGGTGAGAGGCAGGAGATCTTTACATCTCCTACGGTGTTATGCGTTCTGATGGAATTATCCCACTCAATGAGCCATACCGAGCCGCCATAAATGTAGGAAAGGCGCTCATCCATATCGTTCATCTTCTCAAACGCCAGCTCATCTCTCTTGTTGCGCAAGAGGGTTTCTACGCTCTTTGCGTTGCGCTCGTTGCGCTCGCTCTGCATCTTAGGAGAAGTGCAAGGGTTAGGGATATACGTTGTTACCTGGCTTTCAATAAGCTCGTAGGTGATATTCCATACGTGAGAGGCTTCTACATCAGAGCCGTCAATCTTAGGGCTTCCTTTGTACTGCTCAGCGTGCTGCGCAAGCTTAGCAAACAACGCCTCAAGCGAGGATCGGGCTTCTTGGTAGAGGTCCTGGAAAAAGGAGAGCTTTGTGCCTCCGTTTAATTCGATTCTCATATATCGGGTAAACCTCCGTATTTTTGTATAAGTCTATTTCGCTCCTCGTCTGTTCTCGCGTTACGCCAATCCTCAAGCCAATCCTGGCGGTATTTCACGCGCTTGGAGGAAGTGGATCGTGCCGGGGATACCCAATAGATCGCAAAGTAACGCAGCGCATCAGGAGAGTGTGTAATCTCGTGAGGCTCGTTGAGCGTGTCTGTCGGGTGTTTTGGATCTCGCAACAGTTCGGGGAGATGCTTAATAAGTTTTGTGCAGTTCGGGAAGATATGAAGGCGGCACTCGCCATTCTTATCCACGCGCAGAAGCTCCTTGATAGCAAGCCATCCTGCCTCTCTGTCATTGTTAGACTTGGTAAGGGATAGTCCTGCCTCATAAAAGAGAGTTGCCTTGCTCTTGCCCGTTTCCTGCGACCTATTCCATAGGTCAGGGGGCGCGAGGGTGAGATAGATCTTCTCATCCTTCGGGGTAAATCTATTTATAGCCTCTGCCGCCGCGCCAATAGGCAGGTCAGGCTCGCAATACTCTCGGTACACATAGCACTTATTATTGTTATCTACGGCAATCCAATAGGCTGCAAGCATATCTAAGCCGTAGTCGATAGCAATATAGCGCCGCCATTCCTTTGGTATCTCAAAAGGAGCACAAACGTGTGTATCCCGGTTAAACTCCTCAAAATACTGCCCCTCAAAAATATCCCAATCGCCATAAAGGAGCGCCCGCTTTTCTCTATCGGGCAGGGCTTCAAGCCTGCGCTGATAGTCGGGATCGCTCGTCATAAGGAAGGTATTATCTGTCAGCAGTGAGGGGATAAAGATCCTGCTCATACCGTCAGAGCCTCTAAACTCTGTATTTGGTGGAGAGGGATCTACAAATCTATTCTTCACCCAGCTATGACCTACGCCGCCCGGGTTGGTGGAGCTTTTTATTTGCTTCGGGAAGCCGTTAGAGCCTCTTACACGGGAGATAAGGTACACGTATTGCATCTCTGTAAAGTGCGTAAGCTCGTCAAAGCGGATAACGTCATACTCGGCGCTCTGATATTGGTAAACATCGTTCTCGGTGGCACAGTAGCCAAAATCAAGCACTGAGCCGTTGGAGAATTTGCCTGTATGGGATGAGGAATTGTAGGTGAATACTTTGCGAGGATACCAGGAGAGCACTGTTCTGATAAGGGATTTATCAAGCTCCGCAAATGTTCTACGGAGCAGAAGCTGCTTTGAGCCAGGGTATTTGAGCGCAAACAGAAAAGCATCCACTGTTTGCCCGTAAGACTTGCCGCCGCCTGCTGCGCCGCCAAATAATACCTCGGAGGCAGTAGCAGCGAGGAAAAGCTTTTGCTTCCTCGTAACGTCAATGCTTACATTTACACCTGCCATTTAATTGACCTCGCGTATATTGACAGTAATTGCAGCGTTCTCTCCGCCCTCTACCTTCTGCTCAATCTTCTCGCTCATACCGTGATTATTGATGAGCAGGAATTTCACGAGAGAAGCATTGTACCTCTCAACTAAGCCGTTCTGCACAAGCTTGGTCTTTTGAATTGCCTTCGCCTGCGCGTATGTGGCGGCAAATCGGGGGTACTTTTCCTCATTTGTGGTCCATTCGTAAACTGTGCGTATCGCAAGATGGTTTTTTACCGCCCATTCCTCGATTGTAGGCAGCTTTTCACAAGTCAGGAAGTATAGCAAGAGAGAATCCGCATACTCGGGCTTGTACTTTTTGCGTAGTGTGTTACCGGGCTGAAATCTCGTTTCTATCCCGATCTCGTTTCCTTCTTTGAATTTGGTGTCGGTTTTGCTCATTTGCTTTGTACTCCTTTCCTTGCAAAACAAAAGAGCCGCGACATTCCATTTTGGAACGTTGTGGCTCTGACCTCATAGGGTATATGGCACATTATCTGTATCATATTTTACCATAGTTTTAGGTGTGATTTGTCGCTATTTATCTTGGATTTTTATGTAGCGGCTTTGCTTAGTATAGATATATACTAATAGTTAATAACTATTAAAATACTCAATAATAGTTTAGGGAATAGCTTTTATAGTTTATATAAGGCTCATTGTTACGGCTATATCGTGTACGAGCTTTCGCCTGCGCCGATAGTATGCGTTCTTCTCCATTATCACGGAGCACCCGGACCTGTAATAGCCTCTGCCTTCGGCTATATCGCTTATGATCTCTTTGCGTATCCCAGGCTCTATATCCTCCAGCGCCTTATCTACGATGGCGTTTAGCTCGATGCTCTTTTCAAGGACCGCGCCTGTTACGGTAGAGTATTTAATTATCTTCTCGCGCCTATCGTAGTCAGCGCAGATGGAGTTTACGATCTTTACAACCGTTGAAGGTATCTCCCACTTGAAATATATTCTTTGCCTCGCCATCGTTTTTGCCTCCTATTCCTTGTCGCTCGATACGAGCTGATTATATCTGATGATCCAGGACAGATGCACCGGGTTTCCTGTTGCCAACCTCAGCGCAATTCTGTGCGAGAGGGAAGCCAGCTCTTTACTTTCAAGCTTGCCGCCGTTTGCACCCTGGTAGCGCGTAGGCTTGCTTAGCTTGCCGCTGGGGCTTGTTACCTGGTTGCAGATCTCGCATAGGGGCGTATTTACATTCAGGCAGTTTGCGCAATCGTATGGGCGCACTGTTTCATTCCTCGGCATTTTTCTTTGCTCCTAACTTATTATATTTTTCTATCAGCCTTATGGCATCCGCAGCGGTGTAGCATACGGCAGTAGCATATCCCTCTCCCTTGAGAGTATTGAGCCACTGTATCTGATCCTTTGTAGGCTTATTATCGCCGTACTTCATCTCGATAGCGAAGCCGTGATAGCCTCCCCGCGCCCTTGTGATAAGTAGATCGGGAAAGCCCGGGCGCAAGCCCATACGTTTCAGCCTCGCTCCGTAGGCGGCGCTGCGTTTGCCTTCGTTTGCGGTATGCGTTACGGGAATACCGAGCAGATCACAGTATTGTATAACCGCAATCTGCTCAGCTTCTTCCGAGGAGGCGTATGTAGGCTTTTTGCCTTAGCCATATAGCCACCCCAGGTAAAACGCCGTGCCGGTGAGAATTGCCATAGCGATAGTGCCGCACACTGCTACAACCTTCTTGCCTCTCATAATGCCTGAGGACGTTACGAGGAAGGCTATCAGAGTGCACACGTATAAGGCTATCTCCCAGGGCTTCATTTCAGGTCGATACCTTCAATCTGCGCCCTTACCTCCAGGCAATAGAGGTACTGCCCCATAGCCTGCGCCTGATGTCTGAGAAGATCAAGCGGGCAGGTAGGCTCAAATTCAAGCTTGCCGGCATCCGCCTTTACAAGCATAGCGTGGAGCTTGTCATAGCGGATCTTAGTCTGCTGGTACTCAGCCTTGAAGCGCTCCTTATAGTCGGGGCTAAGCATACCCTCTACGGTCTTGTAGAAGGGAGAGGAGAGGCGGGCGCTCTCGTCAGGATCAGGCTCGCGGCAGCTCTCGCACGCACACTGCTCGGGGCTGGGATCGTAGAGGTCGCAATCGCCGTTCTCGGCAGGCAGCGAAAACTCCTCCAGGTGTTCTGCGCAGTATGCGCAGATAGGCTCGTGGTTACAGGTTTTGCATTTGGTTTCCATAGTTTTGATACTCCTTTCTTAGTTGCTCTCGCCTACATTGGTGGAAATGCACACGTTTTCCCACTTCTTGTACGCATCGAGGTAAAGCTGCTCTTTATCTCCGTTGTATGTAATCTCGTAGTACATACCGTCAGAGAGGGTGGTGCTGGCAAGAGCCTTGTTGTTCTGCAAAGCCTTACAGATCCACACGATAAAAACATCATCCTCGGTGATCTGCTTGCCGTCTGTTTTGTCAAGGTGCTTATTGGCATACTCAGCCACAACACGCTTGACGAGTTTTTCAAACTTGTCGTTTCCCATAGTTTTGGTGCTCCTTTTGAAATATTTTTGTTATTTATTATCAGTGTGCTGATAATCTTGGTCGGGGATGGGCGGCTCAGGGAGCTTCGCCCAAAAGCGCACGTGTCTGTTGCTGAATTGCGCGGGAATTGTATAATATCCCGGAGTAGTTAGCTTGCGCTCCTTGTGGAAGTGCGCGAGAAATACCGTGCCGGACTTGCCTACAACAAGATACGTGCCATTCTCGGAGGGCAATTCATCCGCAACAGAGTGCCAAATAACGCCTTGTGCTTCATTCAGAAGGCGCAGGTTTTTCTCGGCTTCTCGGTGGTAGAAATCCGCAATAGCGCGGAGATCGTCAATGTTTGTATCCTTGTTCTGCACGTGCCGCATAAGTGCTTCGCGCATATAAGAGCCAACGTACTGCGAGGCAAGGTCAAATCTTTCGGCAGTGTCGAGGGGATGCAATTTCGTAGCAGCATCAAAAGCCCTCAATACATTCAGATAGGCTTCAAGAATATAGGCTGCCTCGTTGAGCTGCTGATTCTTTTTAAGATCTCCCAGCTCATACATCGTGCCCGCTATCCCTCTCACATTGTTAAGGATTCTCGTCATTTCGTCTAATGGGTGCTGAGGTTGCATATCTTTCTCTCCTTTGTATTTCGTGCTCTATGGCGGCTCTGATAAATGCCTCGTCTATGAGCACAAGATCGGTGTAGCCGTTTTCCAGGCAGTATTGCTCAACTGCTTTGATGATCTCCTTGTCAAAGAGATCTACCACTTTTGCGTGTATAGCCGCCTGAAATCTATACACAAAATCATCACCTAACCCTGACGGAATCCCAGGGCAACGACTTGCGGCTGAATTTTTATGTATTTACCGGGCGGGAACTTCATTCTGATACCTCCGTATATTTGCCTTTTATCTGTTTAAGCTTGGTAAATGCCGCATCAACCACGGCGGCAAGCTCGTACTTGTCTTGGATAAGGTAATTGGAGTGCATCTCCTTCAGCTCATCTTCAAGCTCCTCAAGCGCTTGTGTTGCGCCGTAGGCTTCAATAGCCATTACAACCGGGTGCTGCTCGCGCACTCGATATATACGCATCTGCGTTATAGGGCAATCCTTGAAGCCTGATACCATAAGGGCGTTGTTTTCGTCTGTGAGCTTTTCAAGTATATCGGCGGCAAACAATATAATCTGCTTTTCTTTCACCGTAGGGCGCGGTATTAGAGCCGCTTGCCGCAAGCGCTCTACAAGGTCCTTATGTACCGTCATTCGCTTTTCTCCATTTCTGCCCGGAGGCTATCTTTGATGTAATACTCGATACCGAGCTTTTTGCACTCAGCTTCAATAAATCTGCCAAAATTGCCCCATTTCACGTCTGAAGGGTGATAGTTCAGCTTGCCGATCTTCACCTTATCTACGAAGGGAGCAACACGGTGCAGGAGCGTAAGCACTCTAACAGGTCTTACAACAGGCTCAAACGATACCCAGGTTTTAATACCCCTCTCGTGTGCTTCCTTGAGTGCTGCTATGCGCGTTTCCTCTCCAGGTACGCAAGGTGTTTCAGCATCTCTCAATCCGTCAAGAGTAACGCCAAACCAATCCTCGCCTCCGAGAAGATCAAATACCGCAGGAGCATCAATGCCGTTCTTGGTGAGAATCTGCACGTTATTGCCGAATTGCTTAATAGCAAGTATAATATCTCGCGTGTACGAGAGGTTTTGAGCCTGATACGGAAAGGGATCACAGGTAAAGCACAGATGTATCAGCTTGCCGGTTATGTTCTCCCTGCGAAGCTGAGCAACCGTTTCCTCGACTATCTTTTCTCTTGGCTCAATATTGTTATGGAATACCTCTTTTTCTCTGCGTAATACGCCAGGAGCGAAGCAGTAATAGCATCTATGCGGGCAGCCCTTATAGATGTTTATTGCCAAATCTCCGTACTCTTTTGCCGCGCCGCGCGGCTCGTATATAGGCTTCATTTCTTTATCTCCTTGTACTTGTTTTTTATTTCAGGGTATGAGCCGTAATATGTAAGCGCACAACCCGTCATTGCGGCCACGCAGTTCATCATCTCGTCAGCGGCATCAAAGATCTCATCAGCCACTTCCGAAGCCTTGCGCCATCCAGCATCTACAATTTTCTCTGCGGTATATACCGGCATACACTTAGAGCGCTGACCGTAAAACTTGCATATATCGCAAGGCTTTCCGCATAGGATCTCTGTCAGCTCATTTACGGCTATCATTCTTTCAATGGCAGGATCTTTATTCATCGGAATCGTCCTCCTCGTTTTGCTCACCTTCGATAACGCAAAAACTTTTACCACATTTGTCGCAGCGCGTATCCGCAAGACAGGATATATACAAAAGCCTTTCGGAGCAGTAGGGGCAGTAATGTATATTATCGTCTATGTATCCAGCTACAAAGTTCATCCCTCTACCTCCACGTACATCCAGCTCTGAGGCGGTCTTTTGAGAGGAACGGGATGCCCGAAGCCGCATTTGCTAAACTCAGAAAGCTCACGGGGTTTATCGTAGATCTTGAGGTCGGAAATATGCCAGCCAAAGCCGTCTTTTGAGCGCAGGTATTCATCTATCAATCCCATATCAAGACAAGCATCCTCAAAATCCTGCTGCGGCATAGCGTGGTAATAATCAACGTAATATCTGCTATACGGAATATCTACAATTCTGTCGCAGATAAACTCGCCTATTACCTTGCCGTCTAAGCGGTTAGGTCTGTGGTTAGGATCTTGTGTATCATACCAAACGCCGTTCCAGCGCCAAAGGCAATCTCCCTTGCCTTGCGTGCAATAGATAAGCGCCTTAAATGGCGGCTTTAGTTGCTTCGGCTCGCTTTTTCGTATCTCTATTTTCTTTTTGCCCGAAGCAATAGGCTCGCACCACTTCGGATGAATTGAAATTAACACTGCTTGCATATTAACTTTCCTTTCTCAAAAGCTTAATATATCTCTTTTTTCGGCACGTTGGAGCTTCGGTGTTTCGCCTGCGAGATGGTCTATCCCATTTTCCGCCGTCAGTAAGTCCATCGTATTGCCAGCCCGCCGCTTTCAAGGAAGCACCTTCCTCGGTTTCCAATATGTACGTAATAATCCGTGCATACCCGAGTTCTTTAGCGATTCTCGCGGCTTTTGCATATAAGAATGAACAGGCATCTCTTGTGCCGTCTGTGCATAGTCTGACTACTTCGACAGTTCTGCCGTCATCAAGCATCCGTGATACAGGTCTTGCGACCTGCACCACGCCCACGAGTTTGCCGTTGATCTCAGCGCCTACACGATACTTATCTCTGTGCACAGAGTGATGATGGCGGTGCAGTGTGTCAACATACTCATTGGCCGCGCTTAATTCTAACGCTACCGAGTTAAATTTGTTCATCTAAATCACCCTTTCTTTTCATCATAATCCTCAAAACGATCACAAGCGCGAAATATTATTTTGTTGTTGCACCAGCGTTGCAGAAGCCTTATTTCGCGCGGAGCATTGGGTTTATCGTAAATCATCACATAGGGATCATATCCCATATCTCGTAGCGTGTATATACGATATAGGTTTTGCTCCATTGTGCTATCAAAGTTTGTAAGGCAGTACACCGTCCCGTAGTTCCCATGGGGCTTATGTTTTGCAAGTTTCTTGTAGTATTCAAAAGCGGGCACAAGATTATCTTCCGCGTTATCCCAAGCGAAGTGAATCTCCTTCACCTTGATTTTGTTAAGAAGTGCAATATTTTCATCGTTAGTAAATCTAATATCAAGTCCTTGGTTAAAATCAACTTTTGCATTACTATCAATCAGCTGCTCCAGCAGTTCTATATGCCTTCGGCATCCGAGAATGTTAGGATCGAGGAGCACTATGTTTTTCTGACCTCTCCAAAACTCCGATAGGTCAGCGGCTTTATACGTTTTTCTGCCTTCCTTTGCGCCTACGCAACAGAATTTACATCCTCGCGGGCATCCTCTTGTAAGGAAACCATAGGCGGTATCTTTTGTAAGTTCGGGGTAGAGGTCATAATCGGGGTAGATATGTTCCACTTCTCGCGGCAACTCCTCTCGATATTCTTCTTGACAACCTTTTGCGCTAAGCATATTTGCGCTTACCCACTCGCCGTTATAATAAAACTCCAGCCTATACGCCGTGCGGTTTTCGTTATACTTTTTACGTACGTATCCCGTTCCGCCTTTGATAATTTTATCCGCTTGCGGCACAAAATCTATATCAGGGGAATAGGTTTCATCAAACACCTTGCTTTGATACACAATATCGTAGTGGAATAAGGGCATACACCATTCAACCGAATCGCCCCGCGCCTTGTGGTAGGCTGATATTTTCATAAGGGCGATATTAGGAAAATTGTGCCCGTCAATATCTATTAGACCGATATTCATTCAGTATCCTCCGTGCTCGCTTTCAACCGTTTATATTCACCTATTCTATCTTTTATCAGCTGCTCATAAGCATCATTTAGCTCGATGCCTATTCCGTTGCGGCCATATCGGTTAGCTACCATCATCGTAGTGCCAGAGCCACAGAACACATCCAATACAACGCCGCCCTCTTTGCTCCCCGCAAGAACGCAAGGCGTCACAAGAGTATCAGGAAAAGTAGCAAAATGAGCTCCCTTAAAGGGCTTTGTGCTAACGGTCCACACATCTCGCTTATTGCGTTTAGGGCGAAAATCGTATGCGTTCCCGCTTTTTGTGCGGCAAAACATTTCAGGGTGCGCGGTGTATTTTTTGCCTCCATATCGTGGCAGTGCGGCTTTCATACTTCCGTTAGTCTTTCCTTGCGCCCTCTCAGAGCCAGCTTGATGCTCTAAGTCTTGCGAATATCGAGCCATCGAGGAAGTAGCGCAAGGCTCTGCGATAGCCTCTGCATCATAGTAATATCGGGAGCTTTTAGATAACAAAAATATGTACTCGTGACTTTTTGTACAGCGATCTCTTACGCTTTCGGGCATCGGATTAGGTTTAGCCCAAATTATGTCCTGCCTCAAGTACCATCCGTCTGCACGTAGAGCAAAAGCGAGCATCCACGGAATGCCGATCAAATCCTTTGGCTTGCACTCAGGAGAAGTGGTTTTGCTCAAATAGCTTCCTATACTCCCGCGATTAGAGCCTTGCTTGTATTTTTTCGCATTTTCAGGGTAACTCGATCCGCCTTTTCCGCTTCCAGCGTAGCAATCTCCTATGTTGATCCACAGAGTGCCGTCTTTTTTTAACACTCTGCGCACTTCTCGGAAAACGAGAACAAGATTATTTATGTATTCCTCCGGTGTGTTTTCGCGGCCTATTTGCTCATCTTTGCCATAATCACGAAGGTTATAGTACGGGGGAGAGGTTATACACGTATCGACACTCTCGCTTTCCAGCATTTTGAGGCCGTGCAGGGCATCTCCGAAAATTACTGTGTTTTCTACACTCACGTCGTTGTTTCCTCCAAGAAATAGCGCATAATCGGCACTCTCTGCTTATATCTGTTTCTAACGTACTCGCGCTCGCCTCTGATCTTCTCACCGCGCTTGCGCATCTCGGAGATCCTTGCGCCAAGTCTGAGCACGCCAATATCTATAACTGCCTCGTAGGTGGTAATGCTACCGAAATCCTTGATATACTGCCTGATTCTCTCGCACTGAGTAGGCACTTTACTGCTTGTCTGCACGTTCTGCACGCTCATTTTACTTATCCTCCTGCTTTCGTATTGATATGTATTCTTTGACGGTAATACCGCACATTTTAGCGGCTAATTTGAGGGCTTTCTTCTTATCTCCGTAACTGCCCTTGATAGCGGAGTGAGGGCATCCCCAGGGGTGCACATAATACTGACCGCCCTTTTCTTTGGAAACTTCATACTCTAATCTGATGCTCATACTTCGTTACCCCAGCAATCCCAGCCTTCCGCGTGCTGCCGCGCAAAGAGTTCGATACAGTGTACCCCCCCCCCGCAAAGTTGCACTATGCGGCTTCGTGTTTCCTCGGGCTTCCTGCTATGCTCCTGCACCGGCGAAATTATAACCTGCCTTACGGAATGGCTCTTGATGTAATCCTTAGCCTGCGTGCCTTTTTTTATGGCTACGAGGCATACTTCAGCATTTGCTCTCGTGTATGCACCCTTACCAATATACAAGCCCGGGCTTTTCTTGTTTTCTTTTACCCATACAAAGCCTGCGGTTTTATATTCAAAGCCCCAAGCCTTGATAACCTTGAGCGCCTTCTCGATGTTAGGGAAGGTAGCCCACATAAAGAGGATCGCTTTATCTTCGCACAGATCTGCAACAGGAAGCGCGGAGATCTCAGCCTCTTTCATAACGTTGTAGTGGTATGCAGCCATCCCTCTGTGATCGGATGCGCTGCCTTTATTTGTGTAATCCCAGGGAGGATCTGCGAGAATAACCTTATACTTGTTTCTCGTGTTGAAAATATCGACCTTAGCCATTTGCGCCGTCCTCCCAAAACTCAATGACCTTTTCTTTTGTTTTCTTCCCGGGCACTTCTCGCGTTGCGATTCTCACCGTGTAGCCTGCCTTGATAAGCAGGGTGCTGAGGGCAAGGTAATCATCCGTCAGAAGCTTGTTGCCCTGGGAGCGAATAACGTTTATCTTTTTATCCATAGCACCTACCTCGTCAGAACGGCAGCGTGCCATCGTCTTGCACTGTTTCCATTACAGGCGGGGCTTCGGTGGCTTCCGCCTTATTGGAGTGAAGCTTTATAACTTCATCTACTACGATTTCCGTAGAATACTGCTTTTTCCGCTTTTATCGGTCCAGGAACGCGGCTGAATTGCTCCCCTTATCAGAAGCGCATCTCCTTTGCGACCATAACGCGCTACAAATTCCGCGTTTTTATCCCATAACACAAGATTGAGAAAATCGGTCTGCTGCGCCTCGCCGGGCTTGCTAAATTTCCTATGTACTGCGATAGAGGACTTTACAACGGATTTGCCCGAGGTTGATTGTTTCAGCTCAGGATCGGCGGTAAGGTTGCCGCCAACAATGACTATATTTACATCAAAATTCATAGGCTCTCCTTATTCTGTTTCTTCAGGGAGCTTGCACATCGAAGGCGCGGCATCCGTGAAGCTATTACCGTTTTTATCTCTAAGACGAACAAAGGGGATCTTACGACCACTTTCGTACTTGTAACCGATCATCACGATTCTTTCATACGTTACGCCGCCCGATACTACGGGAAGCGCCTGCTCAGCAATTTTATCTGCTTCTTGAAGTGTCATATTAACCCCCTTTTGCTTTGACCGCCTGATATAAGGCGGATATTAAATAATTCATTTTGTTGCGGATTCTGCCTTTTTCGGCTTTCTCGTTTACATCCTCAATGACCTCGGCGCATTCAGATATGGTATCCTCACTGTGCACGTAGTATTGAATTGTGTGGATGTACTCAGTTGTTTCTATCTTTTTTCGCGCTACGGTAACGTGCGGATACGGAGCAATAGCCTCAAGGACATTCTCTATATATCCTCGCACTTCCCATAACTCGTCATTGTTGAAATCGCCATCGTGATCCAGCTCATCAAAGCGCTTTTCAAACCAATTTTTATACCACTCCATACTCTCTTTGTGTGAGCGCTTGGTATAGGTGGAAAGGAACGAGCCAAAGCCTGCATCTGCTACTTCAGGAGGGGCTTCCTCCGAGGACGGTGTTTCGCCCTCGGATGCGCCCCATCTCTCCTCAGCCGCTTTTCTACGGACCTCGGAAATCTCCTCGCGCTTTTTAAGGTTGCGCAAAACTCTGTCGCAGGAGATTTTGCCGCCTTTTACAGTGAATTTGCCGTAATCGTTGACAACCTTCGTGCAGAGTTCAGCGGATACGTGAAGCTCGTATGCTATTCCTTCAAGCTCGCTCGCCTTGATGCTGCCGCCGTTCTCGTGCAATATCTCGACAAGACACCAATAGAAGCCAACGCCTTCAAGACCGAAATCCTTTTGTATGCCTCTCAGATCCGTTCTCGCGTGATAATCGTGCGAGAAATAGTCCTTGACCTTAGCCATACGATACCTCCTTTACTGTGTGATAGTATCACTGAGCGCCACCTTCCGCGCCCGAGAAGAAGTCAAAGTTTTCACCTGCTGCCGCTGCGGGAATATCTGTTGAATCACTTACAGGCGTAGCGCTTCCTTCGTGTACGGGAGTGTCTGCCTCAGCATCGTAATCAACGTAGCTGCCAACGCCTTCCTTGTCATAAACCATCTCATCCTGAGCAATAGCTTCCTGCATCTCGATAGAGAGAATACCCCACTGAGAGAGAAGGTTGCGGATAAGGGTTTTGAAAGCCATCTCGTCAAAGTTCTGATACCAAAACGAGCTATACTTCCAAAGCTCATTTTTCGGGATTCTGCCATTGATGAAATCATCGTACTTGTCGGCATCGAAAGCCTGAGAGTATTTGTTTGCGTGCTTCATCATCTTGCTTTTGGTCCAATAAATGACCTTGCGGAAGCCGTTAAGAAGCTCAAAATAAGCCATATAGCCTACGGTAGCAAGCTCCTCTCTCTGCTCATCATCCTCGATAAATTCAAAGATCTGCTTGCCCGTTTTCTTATCTCTGCCTTTGTACTCGCCTTCCTTGATCTCCAGCACGTCAATATCGAGATACTGCCCGGAACGCATAGCGAGCTGCTTATAGCCCTTAGCGCCGAGGATAAACTGCGCATTGACCTCTACAACGTTGCCCTGCTTGTCTTTCTTCTTGAAGGGAACGAGGTAGTAGTGCCCTAATTGTGGGCTGGGAGAAAGACCGAGAGCTTCACCAAGAAGCGCACCCGAGAGAATTGACCTTTGCGTGCACTCCTGAAGGGCGGGAGAATTGGAAACGGCGGAAATAATGCCTGCCGTAAATCTCTGTGCGTTTTTGCCTACCGCCTGGGATACGAGTGCCTTGATCTGATCCTGATTCATAAACACGGAAAATTTAGGCTTGTTGTTCTGAGGGGTGAGGCTTGTCTGATTGGTAGTCATATCTATATCTCCTTATATCTTGTAAAATTTAATACCGTTACTGATGAGGAAGTCGCGGAGAGCCTTTAACTGCTCAACCGTTGCTTCTACGCGAAAATCAAGGGTAGTGGTAGCAGGCGCAGATGCCGCAGAGGCAGGCACTTCGGGAATAGGCTCAACAACCGTTACGGGCGTTGTGCTCTTTGCTTCTGCCTCAGCCCTCGCCTTAGCCTCAGCCTCTTTTCTTGCCTGCATCTCTGCAATTCTCGCCCTCTCGGTTTTGAGCCTATCGTGCGCCATAAGGGCAGCGCCGAGGTCCAACGTTCTAAAGTAGTAAGCCTTCAGCGTTGCCTCATCCTCTGAGTGCAGGGCTTCTATTGCCGTGATGGCGCTTGTTGCATCGGCAATAATTTTGTCGATCTCGGCAAATACTGCCGCATCTCTCACGGAAGCATTAAGCCACTTAGGGTTGTGGATTCTCTCATAGGGAATAAGCCCGGAGAAATCACCGATAACGCCCTTGAAATACTCAAGGATCTTTTCCTGCTTCTCGGCAATTCGCGTTTCTTCGTAAGCTCTAAGCTGAACGTCAATGCCTTCAACGACACTCTTTACACGCGAAATAACCTCATCGACCTCGCCCTTGAATTTATCCATAGGGGTAGCATACACTTTGCCGATGCGGATTCTCTCGTCATTGAGAGCCTTGATAAATGCGTTAAGAGCCGCCTTTTCCTTCTTAGCTTCGCCCACCTGTTCTGCGGTGTATGTAACACCCTCAAAGCGTGCAAGCCTCTGCTCTACCTGGAGCATCAGTTCTTCGTTGTTCCATTTGATTAAGAGGGGAACGAGTTGTTCTACCGGCTGAGCCAGCACAAGTGATAATTCTTGTGACATATTAAATCCTCCAAAATATAAAAATTTTCAAAATTCGGGTAGGATGCGCGGAGGTTTAACGCCTGCAATCACGCTATCCCAAAATGCCGCTTCTTTGCGGTATAGATAAGCAAGATCGTTCAATAGGTCCTTCCTGTTGAAGCGGTATTGCTTTGTCATTGTGGTTTTTTCCTCAGTGTAGAGGAGCTTTAACTGCACCTTCAGCACCACGAAGCTCCGCCCCGTAACGATGAGGTAATGCAGTATCTGTACGTAGTAGTAATCGGGCACGCGCTTATTCCACTTTTCAAGCTCTATCTTCTTGTGGATCTCAGCGGTTTTGCCCTCGTATATACCAAGCTCGCCCGTTGCCTTCTCGACAAGCTCACCGTCAAGAGAGGCGAACATAAAGCCGCGCCGATATACGATTTTTTTATTTGAGGTTACTTCATACTCGGGATTATCCAGGGCAAACATTTGGAGCAGTAAATCTTCCACCGCTTTGCCGTACTTCACTTGCTCCTTATCGGAAATATCGTCAGGCTCTCGCAAGCCTTTCTTTTCTTCCCACACATCAACGTTGCTCTTGAAATGCGACTTGCCTATGATGGCTGCGGCATCAGAGCCGCCTATGCCTGTCCTACGGAACGCAAGCCACTCGGGCGAGTTATGCTCAATTTGGAGCAGTTCAAGGCTCATCCCTTAGCGCACCTTCTGTGGTATTCCTCGATAATGAGGGGTACAAGCTGATCCTTCACGGAAGGCGGGAGTGTATAAAGGAAAACTTCAGCCTCGTTCATCTTCACGTCAAGGAGAAGGCTTGCGAGCTTTTTGAGGCAGGTCTTGCTGAGGAGCACCTTGCCAGGAAAATCACTTTTAGGGATGTAGTATCTTTCGTTCTTGGTATTGATGTCCTTCTCGGGCTTAGGGTTGATTTTGTCTTTTTCCTTTTGGAAGCCCTGAAGCTCTGCAAGTTCCTCGGCGTTCAGAGGGCGAATGGTAATAGATTTGAGAAAGAAAATAGGCAT